GGAGGTCTCAGGACCTCCTTTTTTTGTATAATAGTCTCATACGAAAGAAAACCAATGCCAGTTCGCCACGAAATCAAATCTCAACTTGCCAAACTGCTTGCCACTGAGGACCTCGTGGTGGAGCATAAAAAGGTCTCTACTGCCTGCTTCAACGTTCATACTCGTGTTCTGACTCTGCCTCTGTGGGAGAAAGCAAGTGGCACCGTATATGACCTTCTGGTGGGGCACGAGGTGGGTCACGCACTCTTTACTCCTGATGAGGACTGGACCGAAACCGCAAAGGTTCCTCCGCAGTTTGTGAATGTGGTGGAGGATGCTCGCATTGAGAAACTGATGAAGCGCAAGTATATGGGACTTGCTAAGACTTTCTTTAATGGGTATAAAGAACTGAATGATGATGATTTCTTCCAGATTTCTGATGAAGATGTTACTTCATTCAATCTTGCTGACCGAGTAAATCTTTATTTTAAAATTGGCAACTTTCTGACTCTGGATTTTAAACCAGAAGAGAAAGAGATTGTTGATCTGATTGGTGCTACGGAATCTTTTGCAGATGTTCTGATTGCCGCAGAAGAACTCTATAAGTATTGCAAAAAAGAACAGGAACAGCAGCAGAAAGTTGCTGATTTTGATTCTCATCAGCAGGAAGGTAATTCTCAATCTCCCGCAAATGAGATTGTAGAAACCAATGAGTCTGATACTGAACAGGAAGGTTCTACAGATCAAGACGAACCAAATAATGAGCAATCTTACGGAGGAACTGCACAAGGTCAAGAAGTTGATACTTCATCTTCCGTTGATAAAGAGGAACCTGAAATTCGCACTGCAGATTCCCTTCAAGATAAGATTAAAGATCTTGTTAATACGACTGGAGAAGAAAATAGTTATATTGAAATTCCCGAAGTAAATCTGAATACTGTTATTGGTAAAAATTCTGAAGTTCATAAAGAAATTGACTCTTGTTTTGAGAAGCAGCAAAAAGGTCGTATTGAGTCTGGATTAGATCCTCTTATCTTTAAATTTTCTGATGCAGAATTTAAGAAGTTTAAGATTTCTGCCCAGAAGGAAGTTAATTATCTTGTGAAAGAGTTTGAATGTCGTAAGGCAGCAGACTCCTATGCTCGTGCTTCTACTGCTCGGACTGGTGTTCTAGATTGCTCTCGTTTGCATAATTACAAGTTCAGTGAAGATCTGTTTAAAAAAGTCACAGTTATTCCTGATGGCAAGAACCACGGTCTAGTGTTTGTTCTGGATTGGTCTGGATCAATGTCTGATGTGATGCTTGATACTTGTAAGCAACTCTTCAACTTGATTTGGTTCTGTAAAAAGGTTTCCATTCCTTTTGAAGTTTATGCCTTCACTAATGAATGGCGTCGTGGTGAGTATGATTACGAAACTGGTAAGTATCTTGCCGCAGATCGCAATCCCCATTATCAGAAAAAGGAAGGATTGCTTTGTGTAGACGAAACTTTTTCTATGATGAATATTCTCACCAGTAAAGTTTCTGGGAAAGTGCTTGAACATCAAATGCTAAACATTTGGCGACTTGCTATTTGCTTTGGTAACTCTTATGGATCTCTTTATACTTATCCTAGTCGTATGGGTCTTTCTGGAACTCCTTTGAACGAGTCTTTGATTACTTTGCATCAAATTCTTCCTAAGTTCCAAAAGGAGAATAAACTCCAAAAGGTTCATACTATTGTTCTTACAGATGGTGAGGCAAATTTTATCCCCTATCATAGGGAAGTTAAGCGTGGGTGGGAGCAAACCCCTTATATTGGACATGCTACGGTTAATCCTGCCAAAAGTTTTCTCCGTGATAGGAAGTTGGGGACTACTTATTCTTTCGGGTATTCTTATCACGAATTTACCGATACTCTTCTTAAAAACCTGAAAGACAAGTTTCCTTCGGTAAGTTTTATCGGTATTCGTGTTCTTCCAAGTCGTGATGCAAATCGGTTCATTAGTCTTTATCACAAGTTTTCTGATAAGCAATATTCTGTTATTCAGAATGATTGGAAGAAACTGAAGAGCTTCACGATTACAAAATCTGGATATGATGTCTACTTCGGTATGTCTGCAAATGCTCTTTCTCAGGATACTGAGTTTGAGGTTGCTGAATGCGCTACTAAATCTCAAATTAAAAGCGCATTTGTAAAATCTCTTAAAACCAAGAAATTGAATAAAAAAGTTCTTGGTGAGTTTATTTCCCTTGTTGCTTAAATATTGAAAAATTATGAATAAATTTCCTTTTGAGCACGTAGTCAAATATGATACCAAAGAAGTTTGGATCAAATGTGATAGTGCAATTACTGCTGTGGGTATTCCCGCACTTGTTGAAAAGTATTATCCTGGATACACAGGGCATATCGGAAGTGAGGAATATTTGGATAAACTAAGAAATCCAAAATTTAAATAAATAGTAAAAAAATACATATAAAAATGAAAACATTTCAGGAATTTCAGGAACAGATGTTAAATTCTGCTGATAAAAATGAAATTAAAATGGCAACAATGAAGGCATCCGAAATTCAAAGGATTAAGGAAATTGGTAGGCAACGAAGACATGCTGAACATGAAAGAGAAATGAAGAATTCTAGAGAAGATATGGAAAGAATGAGGAGAGAAAAAGAACACAGAATTTCTTGAACCACTTCCCAAACTGGCACAAGGGGGGATCCAAGACCCCCTTTTTTCTTGTATAATAACTTCAGTTAAACAAAACGACCTAACCACATCATGCCCCGCAAAGCTTCCGTGACCGACGAACAACTGATTGACTCTCTCAAAAATCTTTATGGTCCTGAAATTACCTCTGGAGATCTGAAGGGTTTTTGTGCCTCCCGTGCTATTAACTATCAAACTGCTTCTCGCCGCCTTGACAAATACAAGACTTCTCGCGGACGTTGGAACCTTGAGGTGACGCAAGAACGTGTGGAAGAGATTGAGCGTTCTTTCCACAGCGTTTCTGTTCTTCCCGAAACTCAACAAAATCTTATTCCCGATAAAGATGATACTTTCGTCAAGTTTGGTAACTTTAATGATATTAAAAAAATTATTCAGTCCAATTTCTTTTATCCTACGTTTATTACGGGTCTTTCGGGTAATGGTAAAACGCTCTCTGTGGAGCAAGCGTGTGCTCAACTTAAGCGTGAATTGATCCGTGTCAACATCACGATTGAAACTGATGAGGATGATCTGATCGGTGGTTTCCGCCTTGTGAATGGTGAAACTGCCTGGCACAATGGTCCTGTGATTGAGGCACTTGAGCGTGGTGCTATTCTGCTGCTTGACGAGATTGACCTTGCTTCCAACAAAATCCTGTGCCTACAATCCGTTCTGGAAGGTAAAGGTGTCTTCCTGAAAAAGATCGGTAGGTTCGTTAAACCTGCTGCTGGTTTCAACGTGATTGCCACTGCAAACACTAAGGGTAAGGGTTCTGATGACGGTAGGTTCATTGGCACCAACGTGCTGAATGAGGCGTTCCTGGAGCGTTTCCCTGTGACTTTTGAGCAGTCCTATCCTGCCCCTGCAACTGAGCAGAAGATCCTGGAAGGCATCGCTCTGGATCTTGGTGTGGAAGACCGCGACTTCTGCAAGCGGTTGGTTGACTGGGCAGACATCATCCGCAAGACCTTCTACGATGGTGGTATTGAGGAAATCATCAGCACCCGCCGCCTGGTTCACGTTGTCCGTGCTTTCAGTATCTTTGGTGATAAGGCAAAGGCAATTCAAGTTTGTGTAAATCGCTTCGACGATGAAACCAAGCAAGCATTCCTTGAACTGTATGACAAGGTGGATGCTGATTTCCAGATGCCAGTTCAAACTGAACTAACTGTAGAATACATTGACGAGAAGCAAACAAACTGATATAATTGGGGAAGGTAAAAAAGTGCCTTCCCTTTCTTTATGATTGAATCAACTTTTACTATTAATATGACTGAACATAAAAATCATCTTTGGAAATATAACGAAGATAAAATCCTTAAGGATGTTGAAGACTATGTAACTACTACCTATCACGGTCATTACTGTGGTGATAGTGATGGTTATGCCGATATCCAGACTATTGACCTTATGGCAGCAAAGAAACTGGCAGCAGGTTTCTGCCAAGCAAACATCCTGAAGTATGGTTCTCGTTATGGGGACAAGGATGGGCGTAATAAGCGTGATTTGATGAAAGTTATTCACTATGCTATGCTTCTACTCCACTTCGATGGGCACTACACCCGCAAAGATAACGGTCTCTCTGAATTTCGCTGATTATTATGAAACTCTCTGATAAAACTCTTACGATCCTTAAGAACTTTTCTTCCATTAACCAGTCCATCCTGTTTAAGGAAGGTAAGTCTCTTCGCACTATTTCTGTGATGAAGAACATTCTTGCAGAAGCTAAAATTGAAGAAGATCTACCTAAGGACTTTGGTATCTACGATCTTAATCAATTTCTGAACGGTCTTAACCTTCATCAGAATGCTGAACTGGATTTTGAAAACGATAACTATGTGGTTATTCGTGAAGGCAAATCTCGCTCTAAGTATTTCTTTGCAGATCCTAATGTAATTGTTACTCCTCCCGATAAATCAATTTCTTTACCGAGTGAAGATGTTTGTTTCCTTCTTGATACCAAAGAACTTGATAAACTCCTTAAAGCTGCTGCTGTGTATCAACTTCCTGACCTGTCTGTGGTTGGTGAGGCAGGTGTGGTGAAACTGGTTGTTCGTGATAAGAAGAACGATACTTCTAACGACTTCTCTGTAGTTGTTGGTGAGACTGATGATGTATTTGCCTTCAACTTTAAGGTTGAAAATGTTAAGATTATTCCTGGCAACTATGAGGTAGTTGTTTCTTCCAAACTCCTATCGCGTTTTAAGAATACTGGATTTGATGTTACGTATTGGATCGCTCTTGAACCAGACAGCACCTTTGGGTGATATGATGATTTGAGAACTTACTTTTATTATGAACATCTTTGTGACAAGTGAATACCCTGCAGAAAGTGCTCTCTGTCTACCCGATAAGCACGTAGTTAAAATGCCTCTAGAATGCTGTCAGATGCTTTCTATTGTGGCATCTAAGTGGTATCACAACTATGGTCCCCTTCTCAAGGCAGATAGCACTCCTTACAGCACTGAGAAGGGTGCTTTTCGCAACCACCCCTGCACCAAGTGGGCAGCAGAATCTATTCATAATGCTTACTGGTTGATTAAACACGGTCTTAATCTGTGTGATGAATATACTTTGCGTTATGGTAAGGTTCATTCCTGTTACAAGACACTCGTAGATTCCTTTTATATGTTCCCTCGTGGTAAAATTAATAAGGTAGAAAACTTCGTTCGCGCAATGCCTGATGAGTATAAACTTGACACAAGCATTGACACTTTTACTGCTTACAAGATGTATATCGCATCCAAACCTTGGGTTGCATCTAATTATCTTCGTATGCCGCAACGCAAACCTGAATGGGTATGAAATACAAAAAGGGTGACTTCTTCCTTGACAAGGATACACACTGTGTATATTTTTGATGGGAATGAATGGTGGGAAGTTGTCCCAGATTCTTATTTGAAAAAACTGATTGGATCTAAATTATGACAAGTGAATTTCTTTTTGTGGAAAAGTATCGTCCTCAAGTAATCGAGGATTGTATTCTTCCAGATGATACTAAAAAAACGTTTAAGGAGTTTGTGGAGAAAGGTGAGATTCCAAATCTCCTTCTTGCTGGACCTCCTGGTATTGGTAAAACTACAATCGCAAAAGCATTATGTAATGAATTAGGGGCAGATTATTATGTCATCAACGGATCCGACGAAGGACGTTTCCTGGATACTGTACGGAACCAAGCAAAAAACTTTGCTTCGACCGTCTCACTTACGGGATCTTCTAAACACAAAGTCATCATCATCGATGAGGCAGATAACACAGGCAACGACGTTCAACTCTTACTACGGGCAAATATTGAGGCATTTTATAGCAACTGCCGATTCATCTTCACCTGCAACTACAAAAACAAAATCATTGAACCCCTGCACTCCCGATGTGCTGTCATTGACTTCACAATCAAGGGAAAACAAAAGCAACAACTTGCAGGATCTTTCTTTAAAAGAGTCCTCCAAATCCTTGATGCGGAAAAAATTGAGTATGATGAAAAAGTCGTTGCGGAACTTGTTACAAAGCACTTCCCAGACTTCCGACGAGTCCTCAACGAATGTCAAAGGTATTCTACGGGGGGTAAAATTGACTCGGGAATTCTTGCATCGTTCTCAGACGTCTCAGTAAATGAACTCGTCAAAAACCTCAAAGATAGGAACTTCCCAGAAGTCCGTAAGTGGGTGGTATCCAACCTGGACAACGATGCTCCTGTTCTACTTCGCAGGATTTATGACGCCTGTTATGATTGCCTTTCACCCCAATCTATTCCTGCTGCCGTTCTTGTTATTGCTAAGTATCAATACCAATGTGCGTTCGTGGCTGACCAAGAAATTAACCTCTTAGCAGCATTAACTGAAATAATGTGCGAGTGTGAATTCAAATGAAAAATTTAGAACATCAAATTAAATCCTCTTGGTATTATGTATTTTGGGGTGCTATGGCAGTTGCTGTAGTTGGTGGACAGATTTATGTTGGTCTCGGTTATCGTGAAATGGCAGAGGTAACTAAATCTTCTTCTATTACTGTAACTTGCGTTCCCCCATATGAACCACCATCTTCTTATGCTGCTGGTAAGAATAGAACTGGTGAGTTTGAATAACTGCTTCTAAATATAACGTTGATATAATTTAAAAATGAGTGTAAAATTAATTCGAATGTCTTCTGGTGAAGATGTGATTGCAACTGTGTTGAATGAAACGGAAGAAACCATTACTATTGAAGATAGTATTGTGGCAGTTCCTACATCATCTGGATCTATTGGATTTGCTCCTTGGTCCCCTTTGCAAAGTAAAAATGATAAATCTTTAACTGTCAATATGAGATTTGTTGTTTATATTGCTGAACCTGATGGGGGAATTGTAGAGCAGTATTCCAAAATGTTCAGTAAATTAATTACCCCAAATAGTAAATTGATAACCTAATGGCAAATACACTTAAATCACTTAAGACTCCTCTTAGATATCCTGGAGGCAAGTCTCGTGCTTGTGTAAAAATGGATCCCTATTTTCCAGATCTCCGTAACTATGAGGAGTTTAGGGAACCATTTCTTGGGGGAGGTTCTGTAGCAATTCATATCACTAAAAAGTATCCAAATCTTAAGATCTGGGTGAATGATCTTTATGAACCATTGGTTAATTTTTGGCAGCAACTCCAAATGTTTGGGGATGATCTTTCTTCTAGATTGTCTGAATTAAAATCATCTCACCCAGATCCAACTCTTGCCAAAAAACTTTTTGATTCTTGTAAAAAAATTATTAACGATTTAGATTATAGTAATTTTGATAGGGCAGTAGCATTTTATGTTGTTAATAAATGCTCTTTCAGTGGATTGACGGAGTCGAGTTCTTTTTCCAAGCAAGCATCAAGTAGTAATTTTTCTCTCAATGGTATTGAAAAATTAAAAGAGTATTCTAAACTGATTGGACATTGGAGAATTACCAACTATTCATATGATGCTATAATGGATAGTAATAAAAATGTTTTTATGTATCTCGATCCTCCTTATGACATTAAGGATAATCTCTATGGGAACAAAGGATCAATGCATAAAGGATTTGATCACGATCTTTTCGCTGCTCGTTGCAGTGTTAATAGTATGGATATGCTAGTTAGTTATAATTCTGATCAGTTAGTCAAAGATAGATTTACTGATTCCGAATGGAAAGCGGCGGAATTCGATTTGACTTATACAATGCGTTCTGTTGGTGAGTATATGAGGGAGCAGAAAAAACGCAAAGAACTTTTATTATTTAATTATGAAATACGAACTGAAGGATTGGATTGATTCCTTATCATTTAATAAAAACGATCTAACAGAAGAAGACCCAACGATCATAAAGGACTATCCTCCTTATATTATTAATCGATGTCTTTCTGGGCACATTGATTGTATTATGTTTGCCAATGAAATGAATATGAAACATTATCTTCCTAAAGATATGCAGTATTCATTTTATCTAAATAGTCTGAGGAAAAAGAAGAGATTTTCTCCCTGGATCCGAAAAGATAAAGTCAAA